GGCGGGGGTTGGATCAAGAACAGTTGCATCAACAGTGACTTCGGGTCCATACACGCATGGACCTACGCCTGCGCTGGAAAAGCAGCTCTGATTCCCTGCTTTAATGCCAAAGCGAACTGGTCCGTATCCAGTCGTGATAGGATTGCTACCAGAGAACATCCCAGTGCTTAACAAATAAGTAGTTCCTTGATTAGTCGATAAACCCCAACCGCCTGAGGTGGTTCCACCAATTTCGTCAAGGTCGTAAAAACTAACTCCATAAGCGTAGATGTCAACATTGCTTGATGTTGGCGCATCCCAGTCAAGGTTCACGCTTCCATCTGCGTTGGCAACAGCCGTCAGGTTTGTGACGGCATTGAAGTACGGAGGAGGAGTGACAGACAGACTCTCCCATGATTGACCATCCGCAGAAGTCATAACTCTGTTGTCTGTTCCAGAGTTTGCTACAGCAACATACTTTCCAGCCCCATAAGCAACCCCTTGCCACGAGTTATTTGGAACTCCAGAACCTAGCGTCCAGTTCGCACCATCGGTTGAATAAGCGGAGCGGGAATTTAATCCACCTTCCGCTACCGCAATAAATTTATCTTCGCCGTAGGTGATGTATTTCCACTGGTTAGATGGAACAAGTCCAGCAGACCAGTTCAATCCATTTATGGAGTAACCGCCGTATCTATTTCCCGAGTTTGTGCTGTACTCAAGCCACGAGAAACGACCATTACCAAACGCAACTGTTCGGATATCCACAATTGCACCAGGGTTTTGAGTAGACCAGCCAGTAGTTCCATTGGCGGAAGACCATGCTCTACCAAACTGAGACACAGATACAAACCGTGGAATTGTTGCACTACAGGCAACAGCGTCATGTGACCATCCATAAGATGGAGTGCGTAATGTCCATTCAACACCATCTGTGGAAGACATTACATAATTGCTACCCCAAGTTGCGGTAGCAACAAAAAGACCGCCACAGTTCGTGATTGCTTGCCACTCGCCAACTGGCGCAGTTCTTGATGTCCAAGTAACTCCATCAGGCGAGGTCATTACAGCATTTGAACCAACCGCAACAAACTGATTGTCGGCGTAGGTGATCCCCTGCCAGTTACTATCAGAAGCAGACGTTCTTGAGGTCCAATAATTGCCATTTGTTGAAGTCATGACACGGTTGCCATCTCCGGACGAAGCAACGGCAACAAATTTTCCATCACCGTAAGTCACTGCTTCCCACTGCTGGTCTGCTGGATACCCTGTCGGGACGAAAGCCGCTGGGGTCACTCCTATGGAGACATTATCAATACTTGGACCGTAGTGCCCACTCCAAAAACCTTTGTCCATACCACTAAAGGTTATTGTAGCGGTCGTTGCACCTTGCGGAATGGTAATGGACAGGCTGAAGTTTTCAAGATCATGAGCAACAGATCTAGTGACTGTGGCTGAGGCGGGAGAAGGCGAATCCGAGGATATCGTTGCTGTCCAGGTGTCCGATACAACACCTTGGCCTACGCTATTTGTCAGGCTATTGTCAACAGCAAATGAAAGAGTTACAGTATCCCCTGGTGTAACAGTGATAGCTTGGAATACTTCGCCGGTCTGATAGGAAAATTGCAAAGCGCCATTGAATAAAACTCCAGAGCCTCCATTTTGGGACACAGTCCATCCAGAGGATCCATTAAAATCCCCGTTGACTAATAAGTTGCTTGCGTGCGCACTTGATAGCGGCGCAAAAAAGCCAACAATAGCTAGTGATATAGTAGAAAACCTAAATAAGTTACCAATAAAATTCCGCATGATAAAGACTCCCATCCTCGATAGAATAGTAAGACTAAAGTCCTTAAATAAGAGCAAGGATTATTGGCACATTGCAAGTTAATGTGATAATATATACATATATTTTATTGATACTGAGGCTTAAATGATTTCTATTTGTACACCAACTTATAATACTGATCCAAGTATTCTAGCTAGAACTTGGGCAAGTCTTAAATCTCAAACTTATACTGATTGGGAATGGGTTGTTTGGGACGATTCTACTAATAATAATACATGGAATCAAATTTATGGTTTAGCGTCTGATGAAAGATTTAGATTGATGGCGCATAAATCACACGTCCATTCCGGAAGTATTGGCAGAGTTAAACGTCAGTGCATGATGGCAGCCGAGGGTGACATTCTAGTAGAGTTAGATCACGATGATGAATTAATGCCCGACGCACTACAGTTAATTGCAGATGCGTTCTCTGATCCAGAAGTTGGATTTGTTTATTCTGATTGGTGTGAAATTTTACCTGATGGTCAATCCGGAAGATATCCAGACGGTTGGGCTTTTGGTTACGGTTCAGATTACTGGGACGAAGAACATCAAGTGTGGACAATGCGTGCTCCAGAAGTCAATCCCACTACTATTAGACATATCGTTTCGGCACCTAATCATGTACGCGCATGGCGAGCTAGTGTCTATAGGGAATTAAATGGGCATGATCCTCGTTTTACTGTAGCAGATGATTTTGATTTAGTTGTTAGAACTTTTTTAATTACTAAATTTAATTATATTCCCAAGATGATTTACAAGCAACACATTGGTCCTTCCACTGCACAGCGTACACGCAACGCCTTGATTCAACACAACGTTGCAGAAATCGCAGCTAAATACGATGATTTGATTACTAAACGTTTTGAAGATTTGGAATCTTGTTCTGGCACAACAGAATAAAAAATGTTACTATTAACATAAGCGCTTATTTTATATTCCTATAGAGGTCTTTACATGGCTAATACTATTTTAGTTAAGAATTCAGGTACAACTACGTCTGTACCTGCTTCTATGACTCATGGGGAACTGGCATTAAACTATGCAGATGGCAAGTTATTCTATAAGAACGCATCTAATACTATTGTTGGCGCTAAATTAATTACTGGAATTACTGGCACTACAGATCAAATTACTGTAACTGAAACCTCTGGCTCTTTTGTTTTAAGCTTACCATCCGCCGTCTCAGTTTCTGGCAATATAGCTGCTGGAGGCAACCTCATCTCCAATAACTCATCTGGTGATGAGGGTGGTGAAATTTTCCTAAAGAAAGCAGTTACCAACACCACCCTTACTGGTGGGGTCACTATTGACGTTTGGCAAAACAGACTTCGCTTTTTTGAGCAAGGCGGAAATGCAAGAGGTTTTTATCTTGACATAACTACTGGAGGCGATGGTGTTGGTACCAGTCTTCTTGCTGGCGCACAAGGTCCACAAGGCCCTCAAGGAGCCACAGGCTCCCAGGGAGCTACGGGTTCTCAAGGAGCCACGGGCAGCCAAGGTGCTACTGGTGCTTCTGGAATCACTTTTACTGGCTACGACTATGAAATCCATGTTAGCCAAGTAGATGGAGATGATACTACTGGTAATGGTGATTTACTAACCCCCGTTGCTTCTATTACTAAAGCACTTACTTTAGTGACCTCACAGCGTAAAACAGTTATTGTTCACCCAGGGACGTACACGGAAAGCCCATCAATAACTACTCAGTACACAACCATAACTGGCCCTGGTCTTATTGGTGGGAACATAGTTATTTCAGGGACGGTAAGCACAAACACTGGCTGCACCATCTCGGGCATAAAAATGACAAACCTGACGGTCAGCACGCCCGCTGCTCAGGGAAATGTAAACATACTTAACTGTGAGGTTTCTGGCACTTTCACAAAGAGCAGTAACGCCGATTATACGGTTGCTCGTGTGTGTGATTTTGGTACTACAAGTATCACTGGCGCTGGTTTGGTTTTAATCTTTGGAGGTAACCCCAACTTTATAACAGTCAATAACGCTAGTGCGAATGTAATTGTTAAGAGTGCAGTGACTGTTGCCCCAGTGTTAACTGCTGGAACTTTATCTCTTATTGATTCGATTGTTGCTGCTGCTGTGACTAACGCCGTTACATCTTCTTCATCAAGCGTTGTAACTTTATCCAACTGTCAGTTTTTAACATCAAATCTAAGCAGCGTTGCTCCAGTTGAGCTAAACGGTTTTTATTCAATTCTCAACTGTGTTTACGACAAACCTTCCTCGACCTTGGCTGCTTCATCAGGCACTGGCGGCACGACCAATTCTATTAACTACTTCCAGTACATCAACGCAGATAAGTTTGTAACTCAAGGTGGAACTTCTACTCAATTTGTAAAGGGTGATGGCTCTCTTGATTCCACAAGCCCAATTGGCCCCCAAGGCCCTCAGGGTGATATTGGGCCCCAAGGTTCAACTGGAGCACAAGGTGAAACAGGTCCTCAAGGAGCTACTGGCCCCCAAGGTTCTCAAGGCGCAACAGGAGCCCAAGGATCAACAGGCCCTCAGGGGTCAGTGGGACCACAAGGCGATACTGGCCCTCAAGGTCCGCAGGGATCCGTTGGAGCCCAGGGAGCCACAGGAGCCCAGGGAGCCACAGGAGCCCAGGGTGCAACTGGCCCCCAAGGAGATGTCGGATCCCAAGGCGCTACCGGTGCCCAAGGTGCAACCGGACCACAGGGACCACAAGGGGACATTGGCTCACAAGGCGCAACTGGCTCACAAGGCGCTGCTGGCTCCCAAGGAAACACAGGTCCTCAAGGTTCTACTGGACCGCAAGGACCACAAGGCTCCATTGGTCCTCAGGGTGAAACAGGATCCCAGGGTTCGACAGGACCACAGGGAGCTACAGGTCCCCAAGGTTCTACTGGCCCACAAGGAGATATTGGCCCACAGGGAAGCACTGGACCACAAGGCGCCACAGGTTCTCAAGGCGCTACAGGTCCGCAAGGAACACAAGGAGCAACGGGCCCAGTTGCTGGTTCTGCAAATCAGGTCGTATATAAAGACGGTTCTAACGATGCTGCTGGTAGCGCAAACCTTACATTTGACGGCACAACATTGTCGGTGAGTTCCGTGAGTGTAGCAACTGTAAACAATGTGAGAGACAATATGATGAAATTTATAATGGAGGTTATGTAATGCCCTTAACACAGAAAAGACTTGTCGGACCAGCAGCATTTGCTACGTCTGCAGGAGATATATACACCGTCCCATATAATGTTGGATACGTAACGAAGGTTGTAATTAAAGAAATTATTTTATGCAACACGTCTGCTTCCGCACAAACAGTAACGCTATATCTAAAGCCATACGGAGTAACTGTAGCAAGTTCGCACATTTTTATTAACTCGCTAACACTTGCAGCTAACGAAACAGTGACATTGTCAACTTCAATGGTATTAACAAATAATAATAATACTGCTGGAGATACATATTCAGATAAAATACGAGGACTAGCAAGCGCAGTAACGGTCAACTATATTTTGAATGGATACGAGGAATACTAAAATGGGAAAGTTCATTTTTACGAATGGAGGTGGTCTGAGCGTCGCCTCTGGACCATCAACAACGTCAAAAGCGAACTCCAACCTCACTGGTTTCCTTGATGCACCAGACCCAGTTTATGGTTCAGGCGCAGACGGCTCTGCTACCTTGGATGGATCAGCGACAGTTCTGAGCATGGCACCATTGTCTTCCGTCTATACAGCAACAAGAGATTTATTCTTTTATAATCTAATAATTGCAGACAACGTTAGATTAAATCCCGCAGGGTATAGAATTTTTGTTCAAAATGTTTTAACGCTTGGTAATGATTCAATCATTGGCTATACCACAGGGTTCTCAACCACTGGCTCAATACAGCAGGGTGGCGCTACCGCAACTCCGGTTACTCATAGTCTTGGTGGCTCAAGCGAAACACAGACTGCAGACGCACCAACTGCAGGAACAGGCGGGACCGACTACTATAAACAGCCTTTCCAAGCAATTAAAGGGTATTCCATTACGGGAACATCGACTACTGTAACTCCTCTACGTGGTGGCGCTGGCGGTACTTCTGGAGCAGGCGGT